TCGCCCTTGAAGCCCCGAAGGGCTTCTTTGAGGTGCTCGGGGTCATCAATTCTCGAGTCGTGGAACCCGCGAAGGGTCAGTTCGCGTGCGTGCAAGCGTACGATGGGCATGGTGGGATCACCGTGGCCTGGGGCAAGGTCGGCGACGGCATGCTCAGGTCGGAGGGAACCCACTCCATTTCCACTCACTACGGGTGCTCCGGTGCGCCTTTGTTCGACAACAAAGGTTGCGTGATCGGCATGCACACGGGCTTCGATGATGAGATGATTGACGGGCACAAAGTTACCCGCAATTACCACGTTTTCGCGGCCACGCTCAGGATCCTCCTGGGCCACACCAGTCGAGAAAGCTCGGAGTCTACCGACCGACGGCGAGTGCGCGAGGAGAACGATGAGGACTTCGAGCGTGATGAACCGGAGGAGGACTTCGAGGAGTACGAAGACGACGAGGGGAACGTCATCGGGGTGAAGACCTCGAAAAGCCAACACCGTTACCGAAAAGGGACGAGGAAAGTCAAGGGCCCGAAAGAGTCCGACTATGCCTCGTTCGAGCGGAGGGGCAAGGAGACGCGAGCCGATCTCACCGCAGCCAAGCGATTGGAGGCGGGGGATTTCGAGCTTGCGTCCAAGGGCCCGGACGCAGAACGGAAGGGCGAGACGCAAACCAATCCGCCACCCTTGGTGAGCTCGGCGGCCAGGAGCGATCCTGGGCCGCCGGAACCGCCCCCCATCGAGAAAATGGTGGGGAGGTCCGAGCTCATCGAACTGGGGAAAGCGGTGACTGCGTTGACGTGGGAGTTGGAGAAACTCAAGGGTGGGGCTGGCGGCTCGCAGAGCGTGCCGGCCTCGTCTGGTGGCCCCAGGGTGGAGCCCCAGAGCGCTTCAGGCGCGACGAAGCGCCCGAAGACACCTCCCTCTGTGGAGGAGTCCTCGGACGCCAAGTTGTCGCCAAGCGCGCGCAAGAGACTCAAGCTCAAGAAGAAGCTCGCAGAGCTTTCCCAGAAGTCGCCGGATACCAGTGGCCCGAAAGGGACGGCGCCGCCCAAATCCGATCGCTGAGAGCCCATACTCCATTGGGCAGGCGAGGGCGTTGTGGGAGTCCTCCTGAGGGTTTGGAGGCCGTGATCGAAGAGGTCGCGTTGTTGTACCCGAGTGTGTGTGTGGATCGTCGGTTTTGGGAAAATGATGGAAAATTAAAACAGTTTAGTGATGAGGTTTTGTTGAGTTTCGTTAGAGAGACGTCGAGATTGGACACATCACCAGGGTTTCCCTGGATACAACTGGGGTGCCCGACTGTTCTATCGGTCCTGGAACGTTATCCGACTCAATTGTGTGATGTGGTGCGGGAGACCCTTGGGGCGAGACTTCGGTTTAGCCTTGAGGAAGCCCGTGCCATGACGCCTTCTGAGTTGGTTCGCGCAGGATTGAGAGCGGTCGTTCGCATCTTCATCAAACAGGAGCCGCATTCGCTCAAGAAAATCTTGTCAGACCGCCTTCGACTCATCATGAATAGCGGTTTGTCTGACATTGTCTGTGACCGGATCTGCCTGGAGCAGTTGGCCTCGAAAGAAGTCGACGTCTGGGAGAAGATCCCGTCCAAAGCTGGTATGGGGTTGGATGACGACAACATCAAGCGGTTGCGCGCGGGAATACCGGAGGGCGTGGAGAGTACCGACGCGAAAGCGTGGGACTGGCACGTCTCCGAGTGGCTCATGCGTGCGGCCGCTGACGTGGAGTGCAAGCAGTATGGGGTGTCCGTGGACTCCCATCTGGGTCATCTAATTCACATGTCGGTCGTGTTGACATGTCGCAAGGTTTGGCTCACCGGCACTGGGCATTTGTTCGAGCAGAGAACGCCGGGTGCGCAGGAGTCAGGTTCGCGCCTGACTGCCTGTCGCAACTCGAAGATGCGTGTCCTGCTTGGGCATCTCGCAGGTGCTTTATTCGTCGCCGCAATGGGCGACGATTCCGTCGAGAAGTGGCGTGACCGTGTGTTTGATCCTGAAGGAAATTACGCACGGATGGGCTTCGAGATGGAGGTGGCCATTTTGCCCGAAGGAGTGCAATACGAGTTTTGCTCGCATCACTTCCTTGGGGACGGGACGGCCGTTCCCCTTAATTGGGCAAAGACGCTCTACCGTCTCCTCAGTCACCTCCCGGACAAGCTCCTCCGCATGCAGTTCAGCTACGAGATGAGGCACTCGCCAGAGTTGCCCCGTCTCGAGAAGTGGATTGATGAACATTGGGTTGTTCAAGCGGGGGAGGTTGGAAAGTGATTGGGGAGGAGCAACTGCATGTTTATAGGCTTAGCCGGGTGGGCCTAATTTCTAGCAATAGAAATTAATCGTACAAGTCAAGTACGACAAAACAAATAACAACCCGAATCGTAGGATAGCGCCTACGAGTTTCGATGCCGAAGAAGAGTAAGGCTGCTAAGGCGAAAGCCAAGGTTGCTGCTGTTCGGCGTCTCGTTGGGAAAGGAGACTACGACTTCTACGATCTTCCCTCTCCTGGTCAGGAGAGTTCGAAGATGCAGAGTGACCTGGTCGGTCTCAACAAACGTGTCGGAAAGCTCGAAAAGGGCGTTCAGGGTTCGACTGCCAAACAAGCCTTTGCGAAGGTTGGTGAGGATGTTGGATCTCTTTTTGGCATGGGGAGTATCGGCAAGCGTTTGGGAAACGTTGCTGGTTCTCTGTTTGGGCATGGGGATTATGTGGTGCAGACAAATTCCCTCATGCCTGGGAAGGCTCAGTCGGGTCCTTCTGGGGAGAGCATGATTCCCGCGTTTTCCAGAAATGGGAAGCGCGGCATTCGTGTTACCGAGCGTGAGTTCATTGGCGACATTAGGGCGGGAACGACCCTTGTTAATGGCGCTACGACTTTCAATAGTCAGAGCTTTCGCATCAACCCCGGTCTTAACTCGACCTTTCCTTGGTTGTCCACTCTGGCGGGGACTTTCGAGGAGTGGGAGCCGCTTGGTTTGGTGTTCGAGTTTCGGACAACCTCCGCTGCGTTCAATGGCGCGTCGCAAGCGTTGGGCAAGGTGATCATGGCCACTGACTATGATTCCCTTGACTCACCGTATGTGAACGCCATTCAGATGGAGGACTCAGACTATGCGTGCAGCGTCGTGGCTTCGGCTTCGGCGATGCACGGCATTGAGTGTGAGCCCACCGAGCGCGGTTCTCGTGTGTTGTACACGAGGAACGCTGCCATCCCTACCGGGGGGACAATCCTGGATTTTGACCTTGCAAACTTCCAGATCGCCACCCAGGGCATGAATGCCGCTGGTGTGGTGGTCGGGGAGTTGTGGGTCTCTTACGACATCGCCTTCTACAAGAAGGAGTTGTTCGCTGGGCAACTTGGAAATAGCGTTTTGACCTCCTTTAGCACGTCGGCTATTGGTGTCAATCCGGCTACTCCTTTTGGCACTTTTGGCAACATTAGTGGCACTTTCTTTGTGAAAGTCTCAGGGACGACAGTGACCTTTCCGTCGTGGTTGCAGACAGGTGTGTTTTATGTCGTGCTGGCGATTTCGGGTGCTACCACCACCCTTCTCACCGGTTCGACTGCAAACACGTTTGTCAATTGCACCCCGATCGTGTTCGACGGCGTCCAGCTTGGCGCCGTCACTGGAGTGGATCCCATTTCCAGTTTCCAATCGCCATTGGGGAACAACGTCACTGGGAACTTAATCGTTCCCGGTTTGGTGAAGATCACCGGCCCTTCCGCATCTATCACCTACACCATGGGTACACTCCCTGTTGGACCTACATCCACGTGGGCGGCTTTTCAGCTGCCCATGAATGTTCTCCCGGTGTTGCTTGGTGATGTTGGTTGAGCGTCGTTACTCTGGCTGGAGTTTAAATAGGCTACACGAGCTGGTGTATAAATAGGCTATGAGGGGTCGGGTGCATGACTGAAGTTGTGCACCTGGCCCTTTGGGGGCAGACGCGCAAAGATCCAGCAGGATCGCGCGGGGCTTAGCGACCCCCCCTCAGAAGTCGAGCATCGCGCACAGAAATGTGCGCGACAATGGTAATTTCAAGTGCATTGTAAACAACATACTTGGACCCCAAGAAGGATACTTGGGTCTTCAAATAAACCAGTAGGATGTCGATCGAATAGT